TTTGCTAATTCTTTAGAGCCAAACGAATCAATAGCTGAAGAGGTTGGCAATAATTCAAACTTTATTTTAAGCGATAATGGTTTTACAATAGGAGACCCTCACGGAGATTACAATGCTAATGGAAGTAAATATATCTATATGGCATTTGCTGCTGACCCTACCGCAGTAGAACCTTCTTTAGAAGATAGTTTTAATACTGTTACTTATACAGGGAATGGTGGTACGCAAACTATTGGTGGTGTATTTGAAGGCGGTGGAAGTTTTAATGGGAGTAGTAGTTATATAGATTTAGGGGGGAGTGTAATAAGCGCTAATAGTTCTTTTTCTATTTCTCATTGGGTAAAGTTTGACAATGTAGCAACTACGAGTGGAGACAGAAGTATTCACATAGGAAATTCAGACGCTGCTTCGGGAATTTCAATATTTGTAATTAATAGCACTCTTTATTTAAGGATAGTTGATAGTAATGGAAATCCCCAAGATATAACTTATTCCCCTTCAAATAATGTTTGGTACAACTTAGTAATAACATACGACAACTCAACAAAGCAATTTAAAGGATATGTAGATAATGTTTTAATTAATACTTTAACTATTACTGGATTTACGCCATTAGGTAATTATGGCTCTATTGGATCAAGAATTGGTAGTGGAGGAGCAAACCAATTTTTAGACGGCTCAGTAGACCAAGTAAGAATATTTAACACGGCATTAACTGTTGCACAAGTTACAGAGTTATATGAGGAAACAGATGCTGATTCTTCAGTATGTAATTTCCCAAGTGGTGCAGGTGCAATAGCTTTATATGAATTAAATGGTAACGCTAACGATACTTGTGGCACTTACAACGGTACTGCTACAAGTGTTACTTGGTTAAATAATGGTGTTGGATTTCAGCCAGATTTAGTTTGGATAAAAAATAGAGATTATACAGGGGGAACAAGTCACAATTTGTTTGATTCTATTAGAGGCAACGCAAGGTTGGTTTCTTCGTCTACAAACGCAGAAGTTGATTTAGCACCTTATGGTAAAGGGCTTTTGTCTTTTGACTCAAATGGATTTACCGTAGGAGATGAGACAAATGGAGACTATGGGCTTAATGGTCAAGTAGGTGGAACTTACGGTTCTTCATACGTTGCTTGGGCTTGGAAAGGAGCAGAAATACCTGCTATAAACAATAACGGTAGTATTACTTCTGTTGTTAGTGCAAATCCTGCTGCTGGGTTTAGTATTGTTAGTTATACGGGTAATAGTATTATAGGTTCAACCGTAGGACACGGTTTAGATTCTGCTCCAGATGTTGTTATTTACAAAGGAAGAGAAAGCGGTTTGCCGCAATACTATTCAAATTGGGGCGTATATCATAGTGCTTTAGGAGCAACCCAAAGACTTTGGTTACAAACTACAAACGCAGCACAAACAGCAAGTGGGGGCGATTGGATTAATAACACAGAACCAACTGACAGCGTGTTTACTGTTGGAGAGTATTACACCAACTGGACAGGAAGAAATTTCATAGCCTACTGTTTCGCAGAGGTTGCAGGATTCAGCAAGTTTGGTAGTTATACAGGGAATGGTTCTACAAATATTATAACAACAGGATTTGAACCTGCATTTGTAATTATTAAGGCTTATACTTCTGCTGACAACTGGGTTATAATTGATAATAAAAGAGGAGTAGATAATAGACTATATGCTGACTTAATTAATGCAGAAGGCGCTTTGGCAAACAGAATAACATTTGATGCAAATGGTTTCACATTAACAACAAGCGCTTATAATGCAAACGGATTTGGATTTATCTATATGGCATTTGCTAATCAATTTTAGCTTCGCTAAACTTTTGGGTCAATTTTAAATAAAAGGGGGTGTAAAAGCCCCTATATAAAACAACAAAACAATTACTTAAAATATATTATCTTTACAAAAAAATTAATATTACATTTTAAAATATAAATATGGCAACAACAGGAGTATTTAACGGAACAGATTTACTACTTAAAGTAGAAGGCACCACAATAGGACACACAACTTCGTGTACTTTAACTATTTCGCACGATTTACCAGAGGCTACTACTAAAGATAGTGCAGGCTGGCAAGAGGTTATTTCTGGCGTAAGATCTGGCGAAATTTCTTTTGAAGGTTTAGTTGATTATAACGACGACGCTAACGCAATTGAATTAGCAGATTACATTATTAACAGAACGATTGTAACGTGCGTATTTGGAACGGCTGCTTCTGGCGATGCTATTTACACCGCAGAAGGTTACATTTCAAGTGTTGAGCAATCCGCTGAAATGGAAAGCCCTGTTTCTTACAGTGGTTCTATTACGCTTACAGGCGCTATTGTTAAGTCTGCAAACGTTTAGTAATAAACTTTATTGAATACATAAGGGGCCAAAGCGGCCCCTATACTTCTTAACAAATTAACTAAAGGGAAAATGGTAAATAAAAAAAGAGGTTATTACTCGCTAAATATTGGCGGGAAACAACGAACACTTCACTTTTCAATGAACTTCTGGGCGGCCTTTACGGACGAAATGCAGATTTCATTAACAGAAATAGACCAGGTATTTAGCAACGCATTAAATCTTAATTCTATAAGGGCGCTAGTATATTCTGGTTTATTAGCTTTTGACCAAGAGGAGGGCAACGAAATAGACTATAATATTTTTAAAGTTGGCGCCTGGTTAGACGACATTAATACCGACCAATTTAATGAGATAATAAATACCTTAATGGAAAGCAAACTATTGGGTAACGAATTAAACGGCGGATTAAGCAGGTCTGGAAAGCCAGCAGCAAAGACGACCACAAAAAAGTAGCCGCTTCCTTAACGTGGGACGATTTAACCGACTACTATATAGGGCAAGCTGGTATAAAGCCAGCAGAGTTTTGGAAGCATACCTGGAAGGAAAACGCTCTATTGGGGGAAAGCTGGCAGATAAATATAAACTTAAACTGGGAGCAAACAAGATACCTGGCGTCTATTATTTACAACACAAACGTAACTAAGAAACGCGATTTGATTACACCAGAAAAGCTATTTAAACTACCACAGGACGTTTACAATAAACCAAGTGGACCTAAGTCTACACCAGAGCAATATGAAGCGTTTAAAGAGCGCGCAAATAAGGTACTTAAATAAGTGCCTTTTTTTGGTTATTTTTGTAATGTAACTTTTTGAAGATGTCAAACATACTAGAGATAATTTTAAGCGGAGATACTAGGCAACTAGATGCTGCTTTAAGTAAAACACAAAAAAAATTAAAAGACTTTGGAGATAGCACGAAAGCTATTGGCAAGTCAATGAGTATTTACGTTACTGCGCCTATAACTTTAGCTGGTGGTGCTGCAATTAAATTTGCTTCTGATTTCCAGGAAAGTTTAAACAAAGTAGACGTAGCATTTAAAAACTCTAGTGGCGAAGTAAGAGACTTTGCCAAAACAACTTTAGAAAGTTTTGGTATTGCCGAGGGTACTGCTTTAGATATGGCCGCTTTATTTGGCGATATGAGTACTTCGATGGGTTTAAGTACTGACGAAGCTGCAAAATTATCTACTTCTTTAGTTGGTTTAGCTGGGGATTTATCCTCATTTAAAAATATGAATATTGATGAGGTTACGACCGCCTTAAATGGAGTATTTACAGGGGAGACAGAAAGTTTAAAACGTCTTGGTATTGTAATGACCGAAGTAAACTTAAAGCAGTTTGCTATGGAGCAGGGAATAACTAAAAATATTAAGTTATTTACCCAAGCGGAAAAAGTGCAATTGCGTTACAACTATGTAATGTCAAAAACGACCAACGCCCAAGGGGATTTTGCTAGAACCAGCGATGGTGCGGCTAACCAAATGCGTATTTTCCAGGAAACATTAAAAGAATTAGGCGCTGAATTTGGGCAAATATTGCTTCCAATGTTCACTAAAATAATAACCAAAGTAAATGGGTTATTAAAAGAATTTAGGGCGTTAAGTCCAGAAACTAAAAAGGTAATTATAGTTATAGCTGGAGTAGTTGCGGCAATTGGTCCGCTTCTTTTTGCTATTGGAACCTTAACTAGCACGGTTATACCGGCATTGATTACGGGTTTTGGCGTAGTTACTAAAGCCGCAGGGCTTTTTAGAATAGCAATAACCGCAGCAACTGGTCCAATTGGTTTAATAGTAACTGCTATAACAGGATTACTTACTATTTTCACAAGTCTTGCTGATAAAATAGCGCCAAGCGTTAGCACAATAGACCAATTAAAGCACGCTTTTTTAGGTTTAGCAGACGGGACAAGTTCCGCTAGGTTAGCAATGGCAGAATTTGAAGCACAAAGGGCAAAAAATGCTAAAAAAGGTGCTGAATTATCGCCTGGAGTAGCGCCAACTGGTCCTAGTTTACCAGGTCAAGGGCCACAAGCTGATGCTTCAACGTTTGGATTAGGTTTATTAGCACCAAATGCAGAAGCTAAAAAGCCATTTGTTGCAGAGCCAAGAGTTAAAATTGAAAGCGTAGAAATAATAAACGGCGAGGAGGCTGCCGCACAAAGAGATTCTTTATTTAAAGGCTTATTTGAGAACTTTGAAAGTACAAAAGGCTTAAAATTTGGCGGTAAAATAGATATTGAGCCGCTTAAAAAAGCTACTACAGAGGCTTTAAATAATTTAAAAAGCCAATTGGCACCTAAAATTGACGAAACTATAAACATAATGTTTGACGTTGGCCCAGCTATTGCAAATGCACTTGGTGGTATGGCAGAAAGTATAGGAAACGGCACGGCTAGTTTAGGGACTATATTAGGAGGTTTACTAGGTATGTTAGGAGATATGGCCGTACAACTAGGTAAAACGGCTTTACAAATAGGTATTGGAATGATTGCTATAAAGCAAGCGTTTAAAAACCCGGCTACTGCAATTGCTGCGGGTATAGCTTTAATAGCTTTAGGGTCAATAATAAAATCTAAAGCTAGTAGCATTACAAACCCGCCACAAGCTGCTTTTGCTAACGGTGGTATTGTAAGCGGTCCAGTAAATGCTTTAGTAGGCGAATATCCAGGCGCTAAGTCTAACCCAGAGGTAATAGCGCCATTGAACAAACTTAAAAATATTATAGGCGAACAAAGCGGCGGCGGTAATATGAACGTTAGCGGCGAGTTCGTTGTAAGGGGACAGGATTTAGTTGTAGCTTTGCAAAGAGCGGATAAAACAAGGTCGAGAATAAAATAAAATTATGGCATACGGAGCAAAATACCGTTTAGATTTTTCTGACACGGAAGGGAATAAAAGGCGTTTAGATATATTACAAAAAAATTACGATGGCTTTATATATCCACTAATTGGAACAGGCTCGCCAGCAGTAATTAAATGGGAGCAAGACAACGATTTTTATGATCCTATTATAGCTTCTAACTGCGAAATTAATTTAATACAAACAGACGCGGTTACTTACGAGGATTTTTACGATTTTGACGAACGCGAGTTTTTAGTAAAACTTTATTATTCAGAAACTAGGCAGGCCAATTGGGAAGATGAAACACAAAACTGGGAGGCTGCTAATCAAACTTGGAATTTATTAGGCG